CTGTGGTTCTCCAAATGTCCGTCTATTTTTTGTTCTATTCGACCCAAGGTGTTGTGTACTTCGCCGTGGTCTTTTTTGTTGTCGCTGCCGATTTTGCCAATGAGCGCCACCAATACAAGGAAACCCCCACCGATAACAGCCACCAAAATTTGAGTATCCATTTCATTAAGGGGAAGGTTGGGCGTTGACCTGTTGGTTAATGAATGCCACATACTCTTCGTCGGTCATTGGTCTAACAACGTCATCAATTTGGATAAACACTTCGTCTTGCGGGTACATTGCAACTGCTTCTTCGTATGTCATAACTGCCTAACTGTTCTGGTATCCGTAGACGCGGATAGTTCCACCGGTCAAAGTTCCTGATGTTGGCGAAAGCGTGAAGTCTGTATATTGCGTTGAGTTGCCGAGATAACCGCTTGTGTTTCCACCACCGCCACCATCTGGGTTTGTGTATGTCGATACATAGTAAGTATTTTTTGCCAGTTGTGGTGCTTGAATTGACATATTTAAGTTGAGGCTGTTGGTATTTCCGTAGCCTGCATACGGCCAGTTCGCCGCGTTATTTGAGCCGTATCCAGTTGACGCACCGCCCGAATATGCAGTCGAAACAAGCGCAGAATAATATCCTGTAGTAGTTGAACCCATCACAATTCGCAATGCTCCAGCCGCCGAAGCAACACCGCCCGAAACTGTTACCAAATAATTTTCATACGTTGACGAGAATGCGCCAGTAACAGCAACGGACGAAACAGCGCTGCCGATTGTTTGTGCTGTAATTAAGGCAAGTCCCGAGTTTGTTGCTGACGGGAAATAAACTGCTGCGCTTGCGCTAGTGAAATAAAGGATGCCACTTCCCCATTGTGGGACGCTTAACGATCCAGCGGTTGTCACGGTTGCTGTACCAGCTGTTACAACGGTTGCCCCAGTGTTTATATTTTGGATGCGTAGTGTGTCCCCGGCAGCAAATAGTGAGGTATTCACTGTGATCGTTGTTGCTGTTGCCGAATTCATCACGACCGTTGTGCCTTTGTCGGCTGCAACTAGAACGTAGTTTGCGGTTTTGGTTGAAACAGTCTGGTTGTAGTCGTTGGCTTGCAATGTGTTCATTTGTGCTGCGGTTAATACCTGCGACGCGGTAAAGGTTTGCTGTGCCATAGTGCTCCTATCCTAAGACATTCGTTGTGTCGAGTGTGCCATATACCGGGTCATTGAGGATGAGCTGGTAAACGATGGTCGTCGGGCTTGTGTAATAGACGATTGAGTGGCCTTGGCTGAAATTGATATTGTGGGCTATTCCCTCAACGGCGCTTGATTGGCTCATCTGGTAATTGGTTGATGGCCCAGTTTTAATGTTCTTTTGAATGGTTATAACGTCGCCAATATCGACGGTGACCGCAGCTTCCCTTAATGCGTCGCTTGAGATCATTGGAAGCGTTGTGTCAAGTTCGTTGAAACGTGCCACTGGAGTTCCGACCACAAGGTAACTGGCGAGGGTTGCAGCTGCCGTGTCGTTGTGTAAAAGGCTGTCGGTTATGGATTGGGATTGGATCAGATATTTGGCTTGGCTCGCCGCGTTGTCTGCGACTTGTGGGCTCGAGGATCCTGCGATGGTGACGCTTGCACGGTTGCATACTTGATCGCCTTGAAATGAAATGCTTACCCCGTTGTATGGTGCGGTGCCTACCGCGCCGTCATCATGGAAGTCAATCATTGAAGTGCCGAGGGTGTTTCCAATCCTGTTCTGAAATGTGAACACGCCTTTGCCTGTTGAGTCGCCTCGACTAATAAAAATGCGTCCTTGTTCGGCTTGATTGATTTTGTTGGCATATGCGGCGACCGAGGTGCCGTTTGCGACGTTGTAGGCGGCTGATCCGCCGAGGGTGACGGTGCCTGTAGCGATGTTGCGTGTTGCTGCCGGATAGGCAACTTCGGTTTTGTCTAACAAGTTGGTGAGTCGAGTGCCCGATATTTCCTCTGATGGGTTCCATGCAGCAAGTTGAGTTTGCGCAAGGATGTAGAAATCGTCGGCGCATGAAACACTTACGGTGTCAATACCGCCAAGGTTGAACTGGTATCCGTAATTAACGATGAAACCGCAAAACAGCCAATCCACGGTGCTGGTTGCGTCATATCGCCCGAACCTAACTTTGCGAAGTGGTGCAAGTCCAGGCTGTGCGGTCGCTGGATCGTAATAAGGCGATGACGTGTCAAACGGGTTAAAAATCATTGCCGTGTATTTCGAGTCGCTTAACACAAAGCCCATGTGCCCGTGGGTGAATTGGTCGCCGATGTCTTTACGACCGCGCATAATGTCAACGCTCAACACGCCTGCGGTGATGTCTGCATATGTCGTATTTACGCCGAGCGTGTAGGTCGTGTTGTCTAGGACGCCTTTGGTGGTGTCGTCAAGTGTGAACGATCCCCAGTCATAACCCGTGTCTACCTCGAGGATGTAGTTACCGGACGCGACGACAGCTGTGCCGGGCATCAGGCATACCCAGTGACAGCAAACGATGCAGCGCCTTGTTGACGATTGAATGCTCGAAGCGCGTTAACAACTGCCTGACCGATCTCGGCTGATGTTGAGAAACCGCCGTTGACGTTGACTGTTATTCCACCCATCGCTCCGCCTTTGCCAAGAGGCACGACGGCCTCTGGGCCGTTCTCGCCGATGAGGGCCAAGGTTGGTGAGTCGACTATGCCACCGTTTGCAAGCATTGGGATCTGTGGGACGCTGAACCCATTGCCACCGATGCCGGGCACCCATGACGGGATGCTGAAATGCAGTTTGCCGATCGTGTTGTTCCATAGTTTTGCGATGGTATTGAATATCGTTTTGTAAACGCCAAGCACGGTTTCAACGTATGACGTGATGAAGTCGATGCTGGTTGAGACAGCGGTTTTGATGAATTGGAACACGGTGTCCACAATGTTTCGGACGGACTCGAATTTGGTGTAAAGCAATGCCATGACAGCGATCAAGGCAACGATGCCGAGGATGATGAGTGTCACTGGGTTAGCGCTTAGTAGTGCATTCCATATTGCCGTCAGACCGTTTGTAATGGCTTGTATTGCGTTGTAAACCTTGAGCGCGGCGTTGACAGCCAAGACCGCTATTGCGATGCCTCCGATGACGCCACCGATAATCAAGAATGCGGTTGTGTGTTCCTGTGCCCATTTACCAAATGCCAACAGGATCGGCATCATTTTTTCAAGTGCTGGGATGAGAGCTGCGCCGATGTTTTCTTTTGCCTCAGATATTGCAATGCCAAAACGCTTCATTTGACCTTCAGCGGTACCGGCAGCGGTGGCGGTTGCTCCGCCGAATGTTCCACCGAGCACGTCCATGATGGTGTTCAGATCGGCGCCGTCCTTGATGAGGCTTGCCATCTCTGGAGACAACGCCTTTAGACCTTTGTAGTTGCCTGCGTAAGCTTTCGAGAGTGCGTCTGCAACGTCACCTAATGGCTTGCCAGTAGCGGTAGCGATGTCTTGTGCGAGGGCTAAACCTTCTTGTGCTTGCTTAAGATCTTTGGTTCCTCGAGCAAGGGAAGCAAGTGCCGGGCGAAGTTCATCATCAGCTGTACCAGACGCAAGGGACATCTTGCTAATAAAATCTTCGGTTGCTTTAACCTGTGCATCGGTTGCCGACGTGGAGATTGACAGGGTGCGGGCTAGTTCGGCTTGCGCAGCTTCATCTTCCATTGCTCCTTTGGTGCAGTCAACGAGAGCTGCGCCAAGTCCAGCGACAGCCAAAGCTGCAGGGATCGCAGCCTTTTTAATAGCAAACTGGGCTTTCTGTCCAGCGGTTTTCAGCGACTCAAATTCTTTGACGGCTTTTTCTAATCCTTTGCCGTCGTAGTCGGTGATAATTGGTATGCGAATGCTCATGGTGTCACCATATTACGGTTTACTTGATCCATGACGGTTTCAATTAGAGCGACCATGTTTTGCTCGATGTCTGCGGAATGCGCTTCATAGGCAGGCCACATAATGCGCGATGGTGCACCAAACTTTGCAACATTCCTAACAAAGGATTTACCGCGATTCCCCTTACCTTCACCTTTGCCAGCCATGTCAATGATTGCCGCCGCTGGGTCAGTCTGCGTAATAACGATGGTTCCCTGATTCTTTTTACTTGTATCAACTTTTACTTTGACGCCACGTACAGCCTTTGACTGCTCGTAAGGGAATTTGATTACGCCTTTAGGTGCCCACTTAAATTTCATGCCCGAAAGCAACTGTCCCGGATACCGACTTTTGGCATCATCCACAGCTGGGGCGGCAACTTCTTTAGCGTCTTTGTTTAATTGTTTGCGATAGAGAGGATCAAGGTTGCGTAATTCTTTGATGGCTTCTTTAACGCCATACACCTCTACGCCTGCTGTCGCCGTCATGTTATTTGCCTTTGTTTTGCTTATTCAACACACTAATGACGGTCTGCAAGTCTCGGGTGTCAAACGGTATTTCATGGGGCCACCAACCGGTGGAAACCAACAGCTGGGCTAGTTGGTATCGGTAG